CGACCACCCCACGGCGGGACCTCAACGCCAAGCTGCTTGGCGGCGTAGGACACAGCGTAGGGGGTGCAGCCGCAATCGCGCGCTACCTGAGAAGCAGACTTCCCTGCGCGCAGTTGCGCCCGCAGCCACTCTGCATCCCAGTATGGCTTGTTGTCCTTGGCCGTGATGCCTTCTCGGTGTGCCTTGTCGCGTAGCGATTGTTCAGCACGCCCCATAGCGGCGGCCAATTCTGCAATCGGCGCCCTGCCGTAGTGCTCTCGCAGATAAGCCAACTCGTCTTCGGTGTACACATCCGCCCGATTGCGGTTGGCCCGGACGCCCAAACCGCGCGCGCGAACTTTCACAGCCACCCGCGAACGCCCGAGCACACGTCCTATCTCGCGGGCGCTGAGTGACTTGTAGTGCTGGCGTACGTAGGCGTCCTCAGTTGCCGACCAGGGACGGCGCCGAGGGTCTTCGAGCCGTAATCGCATACCATTTGCTCGTTGCTCAATTGCGGCCCATGAACGATCCAGTTGGGCCAGTAGAGCCTCCCGGTTGCCCTGCGGGTACAGGTCGCGCACAACCGCATCCTCGTCTTCGGACCATGCTCGCCCGGCCATCACTCGTCGCCCCCGTCGCGCGCCAGCTTCTCCTCGATGGCCTCGCGCAACCAGTCCGCGCGCGTGATACGACGCGACCAGTGAGCGTCCTCAATCTGCTGGTAGGTATCGTCGTCTACCCAGGTCTGCACAAGCCACTTGTCATTACGGCGCGTCATCGGCACGACCCCCTCTCCAGTAATACCGCCCTTCTGCAAGACAGTATACCAGAGAGGGGGCCGCTTGTCAAGTTCCCTAGGGCAGGTCGGGGCCGCTCAGACTATGCGCTCTTAGCTGGTAGCTATGCTACCTCGCTACGCATCATAATCTATGTTTATGGCAGCCGAGATGCAGTCGGCGGTGCTCGCGTATAGACATGCCATGTCGCCGCGCCATGTAGTAACAATCGTAATAACGCCTGTGGAAATCGTCTTGTCCAGCTCAACCGTTATGGATCTCCGATCCCCGAGTATGAATGCTCTATGGTTTAGCAAATAAACCACAGTGCGATCCACACTTGCGCCATCATAGTAGCCAGTTGAGCACAGGTTCTTGCAGACCTGGCCGCTCTTGATGACCGGGAAGCCCAGGATGTCGTCGACCGGCATCCCGGTGATCGGGCTGACGTTGCCGCCCGGGACCATGATGAGGTTGTAGTAGCCGGTACTCGCGTAGTCCACCATGAGCCGCGATGAACTCCACTGCACCGGATGCATGAGCCAGCAGCACTGGCCCTCCTGGGCGTAGGTGTCGAGCGCGTTGATCTGGTCGAGGGCATCCCGCCCATCCCACCGCGCGCCGCCGACCGCGATCTCCGCAGTCGTGGCGCTGATCGCCTGCGCATGCAATCCGTCCCATGCCGAGTACATGTGGTACTGGGTCATGGTGGTGTTGCTCGACTGGCCCTGGGTGTCGTTGGCATCGCCGTGGATGACGGCGAACTCGATGCCCTCGGCCATGCCCGTCTGGTGCTTCTCGCGGTGCAATGCCAGGACCGGGATGATGCTGTCCTCGGCGATGTCGTCGGTGTAGCAGGACAGGGCCTTGATGTCCACCGCGCCGAGGTCGACCTTGCGATCGTCGGTATCTGCTTGAGTTATTGAGACCGTCTCGCCGGCCGGGTAGACCACAACGTCAGCGCCCTCAGCCGGGAGGCTGAGGTTCTTCGCCGGCATGTCGATCTGCCGAATGGCCGCCGCCGCCGAGAGCCCATGCCGCATGACGCGGATGAACTCGCCCGAGAGGATGGTGGGGATGTAGTCGGCGCCCGTGGTCGTGGTCAGCGTGGCCTTGAGGTGCTGCGGAACGATGTCCTCCGCCAGCGTCGGCGCGAACCCCTTGTACTCGCTGACGAACTGGCCCCAGTCGCCGCGCGACTCGACCCAGCGGTTCCAGTGCTTGAAGCTGCGCGGGTGGCGGCTAGTGATGGCCGACATGAACACCAGGTCGTCGTTGATGGCCTGCAGGTCGCGGACCTTGCCGACCATCTCCTTGTCATGGCCCAGCAGCCGGTCGAGTTCGCCGTCGCCGTCGTTGCCGTTGGTGCGGTCGCCCGCCGCGCGCGTCAGCAGGTGGTGGTCCAGGGGGAACTGCGGGCGGGTGCGCGTGACCAGCGGGCGCTCGGTCATCTTGCGCTCCAGCGTCTTGCGGCCTTCGCGCTCGACCTCCAGGTCCTTGCCGATCTGGTCGACCTGCGTGCGCATCTCCGCCAGCGCGTCGGCTTCGGTCGCGGCCTTCTGCTCGGCGGCCTTCTGCTCGGCGGCCTCCGCGGTGGCCTTCTCCGCTGCCTTCTGGGCGGCAGCCTCCTCCTCTGCGGCCTTGGCCTTAGCCTCGGCCTCGGTGTCGCCATCGCCGCCTTCGACGAACTCCTCGAAGGCCTTGCCCATGTCCTCGCACAGCAGCTTCATCGTGTCGATGTGCTTCTCGGTTACGTCCTCTGCGGTCTTGACCTCCTCATCAATCCAGCGCCGCAGGAAGGTCAGGCCCTTCTCATTCAGCTTCGGGTCCATCGTCTGTGCCTCCGGTTGTGGAGGCGCCCCGATCGTCTTCTCCTATGGTAGTGGTGTTAGTGTGGGACCAGCAGGTTGTGCGGCGTGCGTGACATCACGGCACCACGCAGCGGACCCACCTCGCCGGATATGGCTCCGGCGTCCTGCGCCAGCGGATATGGCTCCGCCAGTTCATGCAGGAAGTCAAGCGCCTCAGTGACAACGCCCAGTGGCGCGGCCGATATGGCTCGGCCGTCCTTGCGCCACGCGCGGGCGATGTTGACGGCACCGATGGCGGCTGCGCGTACCGTGCTTAGGTTGTCGGCGAACAGGTTCTCTTCGTATGCGACCTTGGCGGGGTCATCCGCCGGCAGGTCGCTGAGGGTCAGCGCCTTCTCCGGCGGCTCCTTGTCGAACCGCTTGTAGTAGCGCGCGAGGTGGGCGTAGGCCTTGTCGGCGTCGGCCTCGGGGATGTCTACGCCGCCGCGGCTGCCCATGAGCGCGCCCATGCCACCGGCGACGGCGCGCCACACCGCGCGCAGCTCGCCGTCGATCACGTCGGCGATGGGCAGCTTGTAGGATGCCACGACCTCCGGGTTCTCGCTGTCGAACCAGATGAAGCCGGTGCGGTACTTAGCCCAGTCAATGTCGTCGCCGCCCGCCCAGGAGCGCAGGCGCTTGCGCGCAGCCGCCGCGTCCCATTCGCGCTCCTCGGGAGCCAGCGGCAGGTCCTGGTAGGGCACGACGCCCTTGGTCTGTCCCACCAGCGGCAGGGACAGGTTCAACCCCAACGACTTCGCCGCCGCCAGGGTCGCCTCATAATTGGCCGGCAACGGCGTCACCGCGATCTCGCGCAGTTGGATGCGCTCCCATATCCACACGTTGGTCTCTTCATCGGCATAGCCGGGCGGCGCGTCGCGGGTTCCGCCAGGGTCGAACCCCACCGATAGCGCGCGCACGACCTCCTGGTCGATGAGCTGCCATACGCGGTCGGCAAGCTCGTTGGTGCCCTCGTCGAGCAACCGCGCCCGTATCCACAGGCCCTCGTCGCGGATGTCGTAGTCCACGACCTTGCCGATGGGGTCCCACCAGCTATGGATATAGCTAAGGATTGGGTGCTCCATGAACTTCGCCATGCCATCGGTGAAGGCTGAGGGCTTGATGATCTCGGCGGTTTCGTCGAGGCTGCCGGTGCTCGCCATGCCCTCAATGAACCGACCGCCATCTACGCTGGCTGCCTTGAGTTGCGCCGGCAATGCCAGGATGCGACTGTACGCGGGACGCGCGGTGATCTCCATTCTCGTGCCTGCCTCCTGCGCCCCGTCAGTGCATCAGTCTACTACCGGCATCGTCTGACAGCCGCAGTTGATGTTGTCGCCCGGCCCGCCGTTGGCCCAGTCCATCGGATAGGCGAGCCCGGTGCTAAACGGTTCGCCCACGGTCACGACCTCGCCGTGCGCGGCTACGTGCTCCGGGCGTGGCGCAGCGGCCATGAACGAGTGCACCCACTCGTGCTTCTCAATGTCGTTCTGCGCGTAACTCTCCATCGCCGCCGCGTTGTAGATCGAGTTGGTCTCGGTGCGCGCGATACGCGCCGCGCCATGCCGGTTCCAGGCGCCGTAGGTCTCGCGGTAGAACCCGTCTACGACCTCCTGCAGTTCGCTCATCGGCAGGCCCTCCTCGAAGGACCGCGCGATGCGCGTCCGCAGCTCGTCGTGGTAGGTCTCCGGGATGGTCTTGATGACCAGGTTGCGCTCCGTCGCGATCTGCGCCGTGCGCGGCGTGGACTCCAGGAACTCGGTGCCGAGGTCAAACAGCGTCACGATCTCCTGCCCGGTCGCCAGCAGCGCCTCCCATTCCAGCGGCCCCAGCTCGCGCACCAGCAGCTCGCCCGCCGCGTCGAGGTCGAACAGTAGTATGTCGGGCACCGGCACGCTCTTGGTGCGCAGGCTCTTGGTCTCATGCGCGATGCGGTTGAGCACGTCCTCGTTGAGCAACCCGAAGACGACGCTCACGCGGTCGCCGATGCGCTTGCGCCAGCGGTTCTGAATCTCTTCCACGTCCGCCCAGCGCGCCTGGCGCCAGTCGTCATCGTGGGCACCGCGCGCCTTGCGCTGTAGGCGCAGCATCATCGGCGGGCGGGCGCGGGTCTTCTCCGCCGCCTCTGCTTCTGCCGGCGGCGGCGTCTGTTCCGCTGCGACCGACTCATTGGGCTCCTTGGGCTCCTTGGGCTCTTCGGGCTCTGCCTTCTGCTTGGGCGCCATCGACCATATCCGGTCGCGCACCTCGTCGGCAGTCCACAGTCCGCTCCCCGCCAGCATCGAACCCGCTTGTGCCTGCGTCATCAGGTCCGGCTGTAGCGCCTCTACACCCGAGGTGTCGAAGTCGCAGTACATCACATCGGGGTCGAAGCCGAACCGCTCGCCCGACTCGTTGATCGCACCGGAGAGGCGGTCCAGGCGCGGCTTGACGCTATCGCTCCACAGCGACTTCCGGCACTCGCGCATGTTGGCGTAGTTCGCGCGCTCTAGGATGCCGACCATCGGCGGCGGCACGTCGAAGGCCGCGCAGATTTCCTCGCGGTTCATCACGCGCAGCTCCTGGTATTGCGCGTCGCGCGGGGTCGTGCCCAGCGGCACCAGCGTGTACTTGCGGCCCCCCATGATGATGGCGCGACCGGCGTTGGCCGCGCCGCCGTGCAGGCTTTCCCACTGCCGGCGCAGCTCCGCCTTCTGCTCCGTCGTCATGGGGGTTTCGCCCTCAACTATGACGGCGTAGGAGGGCGTCGCGCCGTGCAACAGGAAGTTGAGGTTAGTCAGCGCCGCCTGCCGATCCGCGTTGATGGTCACTCCCAGCGACTCGACATCGCTCATGCCCCAGGTGTCGTTTGAGGGCGAATAGTTCGGCGCGTGGAAGATGTCCTCGGGGCGGTAGCCCTTCGGCGACAGGCTCATGCGAGCGCCGTACCGATAGGTGATCTCGCCAGTATGCTCGTCACGCGCAATCTCCACCTGGTCCGGCATCAGCGGCCAGATATTCAGGGGCACCGCGCGCTCGGTCGGTCCCCGGTCAAGCCACCAGATAACGTTGCCGTGCAGCGAGTTTGAGGCCAGCGCATGATGCACCAGCATCGCCTGCGAGGAACGATCGTTCACGTAGCGGAACAGCTTGGGCACATCGCCCTCGTCAATGGGGTCGTCGGTGTCGCGGTCGCGCCACACCAGCGGCACCGACGCGCCAGATACCGCGATCTTGCGCACACACGCCATCACCCACGGACTGTTTGAGTAGGCCCACGAGTGCGATAGCGTCGCCGGCTCGTCGGTGGGCTTGCCGTCCTGGTAGACGACCATGCCGGTCTGCCCGCCGACCAGGGCACGGGCCTCGGCCGGGTCAGTCAGGACCGTACGGTTGTCAATGGGCGCGCGGGCGTCGAGCGCATCCCACGCCCGCTTGAGCGTCGTCAGCAATCCAGGCACGAGTGTGTTGCCTCCCCGCGCCCCAGCGGGTCGGTCGATTATAGTCTGGCTGGGCGGGTCTCAGTACGACGCGCGGCTATACCTTGCACTAATGCCGTGCCAGCCCCAGTAACCACCATTGTGAAGCGCCACAGAACGGGGTCGCGCACAACTGCCTCGTGGACGCCGCGCTCATCGCAGATGGCGCTTAGCCGCTCTATCATCGGCAACAACTCGCGCTGCGGGTAGCCGACATTCGCAGGCGACGGCTCGGCGAACAGCGCCGCCGCGTACTCCCGGATGGCCTCCAACTCGCGCCCCGTCGCCTCGTCCATCATGCGCCCTCCTCACGCCACAAACGACCACGGCTCGGATGGTGCCACCATCGGCGCGAACGCCATCGCCACCGCGTCAGCCTCGTCCGGCGACGGCAGGCCGCGCTTCTTCATGTCTTCCTTGCGCTCCAGCCGGATGCGACCCTTGGCGTCGTAGTCATAGCGCCGCGCGCTCACCTGCGCTGCGAAGCGTTCGACCTCGCGGCCCTCGGCGGCGATGACCAGATCGGCGCAATCATTGCCCGTCTGCATGTAGTCGCGCAGATTCCAGTACGCCTCGGCACCCGCGTTGCTGCGCCGCTCGCTATCGCGCGCTACCCCGCCGAAGTTGAACCCCACGTAGGTAATGTCGCGGTCATCGCGGGTACGGCAGATGTCCAGCGCCCCGCCGCCCACGCCGGTCTCGTCGATGACCACGAGCACCTCGCGACCGTAGCGGTCGCGTAGCGCAATGGCCGCCTCAGCCGCCATCGCCGCCACCTGTGGCGCGGTGGTATCGCCCGGCGCGCTGGTCAGCGCCGTCAGCGCCATGCCCACTCGTGACGCCACGGAGGTGCGGTCCTCGCCGAAGCGCGCCACGTCAACGCCTACCTGCAGGTCCTCATCCTCGCCTGCCTGCCACTCCGCCCCGCGCACCTGTGCCCCGTACACCCAACCCAGCGGCACGATGACTTCGTGCTCGCCGGCAGCCGGGAACTCCGCGAAGACGCGCGCGCGAAAGGCCGCGCTGCCCTCGCCCCAGTCGGCCTTCCACGCCTCCACACGTTCGGGCTGCACCAGCAGCCGGCGCACCCGCGCGGGCACCGCCTCCCCCGTCCAGTTGGGCGTGTCCGTCACCGGCACTCTGATGCACTGATAGCCCAACTCTGGGTTGTGGAAGGCGCGGTGAAACTTGCCCTCCGAGTGCGTCGGGTTGCCGATGAGCAGCTCGCGGTACATGCCGCCCGCGCCCCACGTGTCCAGCGCCTCGTAGATCGCATCATCAACGCCCGCAGCCTCGTCTACTACCGCCAGCAGGTACTCGCCGTGGACGCCCTGGAACTGCGCCGGGTCGTTGGTGCTACGCCCCCACGCGATATGCTCGGGGCGCACCTGCTTGTCGGCGGTGAGGAACTGCAGCTCCGTCGTCAGACAGCGGCTCTCGCCCCGCAGTTCGACCGGCAGTGTAGCGTGCGCCGTCCTGATCTCCTTCCAGAGCAGATTGCGCACCTGGTGGGCGGTGGGCGCGGTCGTCGCTACGATGGCGGGGGCGAATAGGTGCATGAACCAGAGCACGGCGCGCGAGGCGATGAAGGTCTTGCCGATCGAATGACAGGAGGCAACGGCCGTCTTCTCGTTGGCAACGAGGCTGTCAAGTATCGCGCGCTGCACCGACCAGTACTCGTCGCCGAACGCCTTCTCGCCGAACGTCGCGGGGTGGCGCTGTAGGTAGCGGATGCCCTCGGCCAGCTCAGGCGCCGTCCTCCTCGCCATCAGCGGTCTCCTGCTCGTCGGCGCACACCTCGGCGACGGCCTCGAACCATGAGACCTCGATCCGGCCGCCGCCCGCCCCGGTGTGCTCGTGGCGATCCGCAAGCGGTTGTTCGGCCAACGCATAATAGAGCTTGACCATCGCGTCGAGGTCCTTAGCCGTCTGCGCCAGCACGTTCTCCCCCTCGCGCGACAGGCGCTCGATGTAACGGCGCACGTCGGCCTCGATGCCGGTCGTCACGACCTCGCGGAACTTGGCGGCGCGCTTGCGCAGCTCCTCGCGGGTGCGCTCGGCCTCTTCGACGATGCGCTGCTTGCACCGCTCCTGCCAGCCGTGCTGTGTTGACCACTCAGCGATGGTGCCTTCGCGAATGGTCGGAACCTCTTCGCCTCTCTCGCTTCTCCCCCGGTACTCCTCCAGCAGCCGCGCGAAGCTCCGACCATCGCCGAGACTCCAGTAATCCTCGAAGGCCTGCTGTGCCGCCGGGGTCTCCTGCACTGTGCTCACACCTCGAACTGCGTCCCGTCGCTCTCCAGCACCGGCACCTGCCCGGTCATCTGCGCCCAGCGTCGCACCGCCACGTCGACATAGCGCGGCTCAATCTCGATGCCGTAGCACACGCGACCCAACTGCTCGGCGGCGATGAGGGTGGTGCCGGAGCCGAGGAATGGCTCCGTCACGTGTTCGCCCTCAGCCGTATAGAGGCGAATGTTCCTAAGCGGAACCTCTACCGGAAATGCCGCCTCATGCCCACAAGACGAGCGCTCTCCGTGAAACTCCCAGTAACCCTCAAGTGCCCACTCTTCTCCGACGCGCTGGGGCGCCCGGTATCCCGGCCGATAGTAGAACACTCCGACGAAT